TTCTTGAGCAGGCCAAGACCTTCCATGAACTGCTTATCGTACATTTGGATCATGTCGGGCTCTCCCTTCATAAAGGTATAAGCCTGCACCAGGGAGCCATACAGAAGAACTTCCGGTGCCGTCACCGACAGCCACGTTTCATTGCCAGAGATAGACCCACTTGTGATGGAATCTGCCACGGTCTTTCCGTAGTAATCGATAGTCATGGCATAAGCACCATCCGGGATGGGACCCAGGCGAATCGAAATCAATGGATTCGTAGAGCTGGAACCAGCCGAAGATACAGAATAATATTTCGGTATCCCGATACTCGTTGTGCCGTTCACCCCAGTGGAAGTACCCGGATATGCCTCTAGCAAGAAGTCGTAATCCTTGCGAAGCAGGTAGAGAACGGGACCCGCGTTCACTAGCCCCGCCGCTGCCCCCGCCTTCTGATTTACCCGAACCGAAAGAACATCGATGGAGCCAGCAGGCAGGTCGTAATCCGCAAGATCCAAAGTGGTTGCCTGATCGATATCGTTCTTCCAGAACGCAGGCATCTGGACCGACATGAACACTTTGTTTTCCGCAGCAATGATGAAATCATTGATGTGCGCGACAAAGGTGCTCTCTGAATTCTGGCAATAGTCTTGTATTGCCGCGATAAGATCGCCGTAGTTCATCTACGTGGCCTTGAGGAACATCCGTCAATATGCGTGTTGCCGCGCTGTGCAGCCCCGCTTCCACGGGTAGCCACCCTAGTACCCACCACTCCACCATGCGCGTAACCCTGCAATGGGTTCTTTTGATGTACAACTTTTAGGTCTGGATTAGTAGCCGCCAACTCCTCTGCTGCGCTCGCGCCCGCGTCGCTGTAATCCATAGACTCAACCACCTTGTTAGTATTTTTATCGACCACTTTAGGCACAGTCAGACTCCTTGTGCCATTTCGTTCCCTGGGTAGCGGCACCCTTTCCACGCACATCGGACTGAATCCGCTTATCACCGAAACTGTTGACCAAATCACCCTCGTGGTAGAGCTTGTCAGGGCCAATCGGCTTCCCAGTCTTTTCGGATTTCTTCTGGGCTGCTTCCCTTGCCTTCTGACCAAAGCCATGGTGCGTTCCATCTATTCTCGCCATCGATTACTCCTTTTCAAATCTAACGTAATCAATCTCGTAAACGCCTGATTTGGTGAGACCAGTGAAAAATACCCAATAAAGACCAGTGACAACCGTTCCGCTTGAACCCAGCCAATCCGTATTATCCCTCATGTCCCATGTAAGAATCTGATATGGCTCACCCATCTGGTTCCAGCCTGGACTAGAGATCGAGCTGGCATTTGTCGAATAAGCACCTGAATCCGTTCTCCAGTACATCGTCCCATCGTAAGATGAGTTTGGAGCTGGAATAGGCAACGTATCTGAGCCATCGCCTGGAGCATATATCCTGACACGAACACGCACGAACACATAGCTAGGAACAAGCACACCATCTACCAAGTCGGCAGTGCGGACACTGACCGTTGGACTTACCAGACCATTCAGAGCCCAACCCGTCGCATCATCCGATGGGGTAGAAGTGATTGTCCCAGAAGAAGCGTTGTAGGAAACAGCCCCATAAACCGTCTCGGAAGCATCAACAGTCGTTGTAAGCGTGAAATCCTCTGCGCTATCCGTGAAGTCATAACGAATTGCATCCCCGTAACGACTCTGAGTTACCCCCTGAGGTGGACGAGGATTCTTCAGCGCCTGCGGATCGTTGACGGGCCACCGGCCCAACTGGAGCTGGGGCTGATCTGGATCCCAGCATTGGGGACACACCAACAAGCCCGTAACATTCAGGTCTACAACCTCGGACTTCAGCTCATGCAACTTGTACTGAAAGCCGCAGCGATCACAGATACCAATTGCATGTTTGCCAGAAGCGAAGGGACTTCCCAACTCAATAGCTCGGGATGTAGGGAGCGAACCGGGCCGATGTCTTCACCCGGTCCTCGTCCGCTGCCTGGGAGAATATTTCCTCATAATTCATCTTGAGCATCTGGAGGCGGCTCTCCACCTCTGGTCGCTTACACGCAATGTGATACGCGAGCCCTGCCACCAAGGCAGGCAGGAAGCGAGAGGGGACTTGCACCGTATTGCCAGCATTGTCCCCGGAGTCTGCGATCCGTTTCATCCGCCAATACTTCACCTTGTACTTGGTGGAGCTATCCGGTACGGGCCATAAAGTCACAGTGTCGTATTGATCTGCGCCCGCCGTATCTGCCCCAAGAATCTCCTTGCGCTGGAGATAGAACTGCAATGGCCTAGAAGAAGACAGCTTATTGGGGATCGTCGCAAACGTGGGCTCGGAGATCCTGTTTAGCTGATAATCCGTCTGGCTAGTGGCACTCCCATCATTGGTCCTTAGAACAATGTCCATCAAGGAAATGGTTCCAAGCGCGAGACGATACGTGGCCGTATCCTTGATCAAATTATTGGTAGGTGCAAGCGTAGTGCCGTCTTCGGCTGCCACTATGAACTGCTCGTCCACCGTCCAAAGATTGATACCCCGGTTCTGCCACTCCAACGTGAGGAAGTTTATACTTCTTCGCGCAGTCCTTAGATCGTAACCAGAGCGAAGCTCAAGGCCAGCACGCTCGTATGCCTCTTCTATGATGTCCCCAATGTCGGGATTGAATGCGTAAGTTTCGCTAATTGCCATCAGGACTTCCTGCTTTTACGTCCCTTCCCCTTATGAACCCTTCGATCCTCACTAAGAGCAATCGCAATAGCCTGATCCCTGCTCTTCACCTTCTTTCCAGAGCTGGACCTAAGCGTACCTTTCTTAAATTCCCCCATGACTTTTTTAGTCTTGTGAGGCATTTCTTATCGCTTCCAAAATATCTTCGCTTGCCTGGTTCTGCTCGGTTCTCAAACCGCGAATATCTTCCTTTAGATCACCCAGTAGAGTCTTATTGTATTCAACGTCAGTTGCCACACGCTCTAACTTGATTTCTATCTTGGTCACATCGGTCTCAAGGGCAGCATCTGCGTGCTTCGGTTCAGAGCTATGAGAAACAGACAACAGGAAAGATGCACCAAGCGCACTCCCTATTATCCCCATTCCGCTCCAAAAAGCTGTAGTTGAAACTGTATCCATTTCTATGAATCCGTGTAGAAGAAAGTAATCGCATCTACGCAACAACCACCACCAGCGGATCCGGTATCACCGGGCTTTCCGCTATCCGATATCTCAAGATATAAACCACTATCAAACAAGATTCCGTTTCCTCCTAAATCGATGGGAACCGAACCCTGCATTCTAGCACCAGCCGTAAGGCTCGATGCGCTGACAACGAAACCGTACTTTCCATCCCCGGAAGAACTCCCGTTTTTTAGTATGATGGGTTTAACATCATTGGCCGTCGAGACAACAGCTCGCCTTGCGACAAAATAAAGAAGCCTAAGACGGGATCCCTCTACAACAGAACTCCCATCTGACAATTTCCAAAAAGAAGATTTGCAGTATAGATCTGAACTCATGTGTAAATCGTTGTGACCATCACCTGCAAGCCACCGCCACCAGTTTCGATTGTAACCGTTATATTCAAACCATCAGAAAAACGAACGCCGAGACCTGGAACTTCAATGTAACTCGTGGGATTTCTAACCCCAAATGAAGATCCGAAGAACTCAAGTCCGCCCTGAAACGGCACCTGATATTTGATTCCTATAGGACCCGATGAATCCCCATCTCTCCACTCCACAAAAGCCTCTCCGGATTGACCAGAAGTCCCAACAGGCTCAGCAGCAAAACCACGCACCAAGGCTCCGGTCCCTACCGAAACAACTTGCGACGAAGTGGATCCAATCGCCGTAGCTTCAAACAACGAAACCTGGGCCTTCGACAGCGGCCTCATGCTGTGTAGAACACCGTCAGTGAACAGTTCCGTATCACTGGATTACCAGCAGTATCTAACTGCTGACAACGAACGTACAGTCCATCCAGTATATCAACATAGGAATCTCGCGGGATCACAGCAGAAGTTGACATGATATACCAACCAATCCCAAGCTCGAAAAGTTTCGTACCATTACTACCATCCCACATTTCAAATCTCGTACTCGCAGAAGTATTTATCACATTTCCGACAGCTAGGTGAAATCCCCTAAGCCAGAATTCAGTTGGAATAGTGGTAGTGGCTGAAACGGAAACCCATGCACTCTGGGCTTCGGAGGAACCCTCCCAGGTTTCCCCCCTCACGTATGAAACGAATGAAGTCATACAGAACTGCCACCGCCCTGATACGTGATAGAGACTGCCAGGACGCCACCCTTCGGAGTAGCCCCCCCGGCGCTGTCATTCGTTCCCTGTGCCCAGATTCCGTCATCAAACAGAATCCCATTCCCGGGAATCCCGGGAAACACCTGTGGCGCTGTGTACTGCGACTGGTTCGAATGCGCTAAGGCTTGATAGGAACCGACTGTGTATAAAACATCCCCAGACTGACCATTCGTTAGAATTAGAGAACTTGCGCTTATATTTCCGAATGTATGAGTATTCCCATATGAAAACCACACCACGGAGTACAAGCGAACACGAACACCCTCTGGCAACAACTCAAAAGCCGAAACTGCATCGGCAATATCCCTGAGCTTGAATGTGCAATTTACGCCAGTCTGACTCATCACATATCTACTGATACAGAATCGTTATGTAATGCAGTGTGCTGCCACTCGGAACACTGAACTCCAGTGAATCGTTTATGCGAACACCGAGTGCCGGTATGGATACGTTAATCGGAACACCGCCATACCCAGAATAAGAACCGGAATACAACTTAAAAAGATCGTCCGACCCATCCAGCATCTGGATGTACTCCTTAACAGGAGTATTGGTTCCCGGGGAAAACGTGACGCCCTTCAGAACACAAGGACCATCCAAAACGACCACGGTCTCGTCGGTGGCACTTTCCTTGAAATAAGCAGATACATGGGTGGAGTCCATCAGGGACCGGCCTTAGTCCAAGTGTCCGTACCAGAACAAAAGTAAAGCTCGGGAGTTCCTCCAGTCCTAACCCAAAGAGACGGCCTGAGTGGATCGCAAGTATCACTCACACCGGGGGCACTCGGTGACACCGTAGCCAAAGTCATCAAGCGCACTTCCCCACTGGCGCTGGTGGGATCACTGTTACCGGCAGTTGTGGCAGGAGTGTAAACCTCAAGCGTCTTGGCAGTATTGTTATATCCCATATGAACCATCGGAGAACCAAAAGCGAGGTGACCACCAGAAGCCACCACTCCATCACTGTCCTCGAATACGAAATTGGAAGAAACGCCTGCACCGCTCTGTGGTCTAACCCTCAACAACTGCTGCCACCGTGTATTCATACCGCATCCGTTGGCACCAGGAGATTCGGTACCGGTAGACTCACATGGGTTGCTGCCAGTTGCGGAGGCGTCCGGGCGCATATTCTCAAACTTCATCCAATCGAATGTCTGGGCATACATCCCGGGACCTGCCCTAGCCATAAAGCCTACCGGTGCAGTAAACCTGAATCCCGTGTAGTTGGGCTTATCGCAAAACTCAAGCCTATCGTTCCGTTCGCAACCACCAAAACTTACGGTGTGCT